GCGTACTATATACAGAATTCTGTAATATTCCAGTTCCCACCGTTACAGATTTCTGAACAGTTGCTTGTACATGTCCTGCGAACACATGTCCGAAGTGCGTGCGCACACCTGCAAGCAGGGCAGTGCGTGCGTGCCGGTGTACATAGTAACAATTGCTAGTTATAAGAATGATACAATTGTGCATAGTATGGTTATATAGTACATGTACCTGAAAGGCGCTCTGTGCTATACTATAATTGTACTATAAGGGTACTTATCGCTATATGACATACCGACACAGAAAGGGAGAATTTGAAATGAAAAAACGCGTTATCACACCACTGGATTTTTACCGCACCTGTTACGATCTGGCACCCGACATTTTAGTTAGTGTGTACAGTGCAACGAAAGATGAAATGCCCCTTTGGACTGGTGAGTTTAGGTCGATGCCCGTTGCATACCGCGATGCAATTATTGACTATATGTTTATTTGCTCGGATGGGTCAAAGATTAGAAAATTGATTTTTGCCCTGCAAGATAGGAGTATTGACTATGGCAAAGCGTAAACCTACGCAATACGCGTGGCAAGATCTTGAATATACCCCGTATTATCTCAATAAGCACACAGAAGCAGAACTACGCAAAGAGTATAGCAAGCTCCGCTCGATTGTGCGCAAACGTCAAGAGCGTCTGGAAAAATCAGAATTTGCAGATCTCGAAGAAGTCAAGCATTATGGCAAGTTGCCACCTGTTGCGCAAATCAAGAATAAAGAGCAACTTGTCTATGCGCTTGCAGAAGCTAAACGCTTTTTGTCTGAAGATATATCAATTACTCGTTTTAAGCGTGAACGCAAAGACATGATTGCAAAACTTAATGCCAACGGTTATAAATTTGTTACAAGCAAGAATTTTTTATCATTTGTCATGTTTATGGAGACAATGCGAACCATTGCGCAGAATATGCATTTTGACTCGGAAGTGATCGCGAACGCTTACGAAAATGTGACAACCGGCAAAATTCCGGCATCAAAACTGCAAAAGTGGTTTACAAATTTTATCAAAAAGCAAGAAGAAGCTGCCCGCAACTTTCCTGATAAATATTCCCGTACAAAAGGGGGCAAGGTGAAAATTGAAAGTAAAGACCTTGAAGAATGGGCAAGCCATTTGTTCGGTTATTGACTTTCCGCTTGAGAAATTTGCCGCGCTGCCTGTTTTGGAGCGGAAAATCACAAGAACTAAAAAGACAAAATTGCTTGATATTGTGACAGCGTTTGACATTGAAACAACCCGTATTAAGTCAATCGAACAAGCTGTGATGTATATTTGGCAATGGCATTTTGCAGAACCCATCAATCTAACTGTTGTTGGCAGAACATGGGATGAATTTGAAGCATTGTGTGCCAGCCTTGAAGCCTGCATGCAAGAACAATCTCAAGAAGATTATCATTTGCAGCTGTGTGTATATGTCCACAATCTGTCATATGAGTTTCAGTTTTTACGCGGTATCTACCATTTTACAAATGATGAGATTTTTGCAGTTGATTGCCGTAAAGTCCTGAAATGCGCGATGTACGATGATTTTTTTGAATTCCGTTGCAGCTATTTGCATAGCAATATGAGCCTTGATGCATACACCCACAAAATGGGCGTTGCCCACGGCAAACTATCCGGTGTAAAATTTGACTATAACAAACTGCGCTATCCATGGACGGCGTTGACGGATGATGAACTTGAATATTGTGTAAACGATGTACTCGGCTTGTGTGAAGCCCTGACCATTGAAATGCACCACGACAATGATAACCTGTACACAATCCCGCTTACCTCAACCGGTTATGTGCGCCGCGATGCACGCGCCGCAATGAAACGCGCCGGAATGGAACGTCTTGGTGCTATCCAGCCCGATGCAGAATTATACACAATGCTGCGTGAAGCGTTCCGTGGTGGCAACACCCACGCAAACCGTTATTATACCGGTCAAGTGCTGCGCGGCAAAATACAGAGCGCAGACCGCAGCAGCAGTTATCCGGATGTGCTGTGCAATTGCCTTTACCCAATGCGTGCTTTTGAGCCCATTGGCGAAATAACACTAGACGGCCTTAAACGCAAACTCAACAAGCACAGAAAAGCATTGATAATGCGTATTGCATTAACAGACGTTGAGTTAATCAACCCTTGCTGGGGTTGCCCATATCTTACGATTGATAAGAGCCGGAACGTAATTGACCCCGACCGCGACAACGGGCGAATATTGAGCGCAAAATATCTCGAAACAACCGTGACTGACGTTGACTTAGCAATCATTCTTAAAGAGTACAAGTTTAGCGGTTTTCGGGCATTTGACTGCTGGCAATCCACCTATGCCAAATTGCCCCGCGACCTGATTGAATGTGCAATATATTATTACCGCGCAAAAACCAGTCTTAAGAACGTAACCGGGCAAGAGTTGTACTACATGAAGAGTAAAAACAAGCTGAATAGCATATATGGCATGATGGCACAAGACCCCGGCAAACGCTCCATTTTATACACACCGGAAGAAGAATTTGAAATTGATGAAAAAACGCCAATCGAAAATATCTTGTCGCAAAATCTGCGCAACGCCTTTTTGTGCTATCAATGGGGCGTATGGGTGACAGCCAATGCACGCTATCGGCTTGAAGAGGGCATAGAGCTTGCAGGGGATGGCTTTGTCTATTGTGATACCGACTCTGTAAAATATCTTGGTGACATTGACTGGACAAAATACAACAAATCCAGAATCAAAGACAGCAAAGCATCCGGTGCTTATGCAGCAGATCCATCCGGCAAAATGCATTACATGGGTGTTTTTGAACCTGAACATGATATGTGCGAATTTGCCACACTGGGCGCGAAAAAGTATTGTTACCGCGAAACGCCGGAAAGCCCTTTGTGCTGTACAATCGCTGGTGTAAATAAAAAAGAGGGTGCAAAAGAGTTGGAACGCCACGGCGGCATTGATGCATTTAAGCCGGGCTTTGTTTTTAAGGATGCCGGTGGTACAGAAGCCGTATATAATGATAGTCCAGAGATGGACAGCATTACAATAGACGGTCATGTCCTGCCGATCACATCCAACGTTGTGATCCGTGAAAGCACATACAAACTAGGAATTACTGCGGAATATATGGACTTGCTTTTGCGCTGCGACTATACCCGAAAAGGTATTGGCAGGCTGGATGAATATTTTGAAAATGGGTGTTGACATTTGGCCGAACTTACAGTATCATATAATTGTAGCGAGAAGCTACAATACAAATACACACGAACACAAAGGAGTAAACAACTATGGAAATCATCAAGAGCTATCCCGAAAATCTGACCCTGAAGCAGGCTTACAGCCTGACCCGCAACCCCAACTCCCGCTCGATGAAAACGCTTGAGGGCGCGACTTTTAACATTGACGCTTACGCCCTGTATGAAGACGTCAACGCTAAGGGTGACAAACAGGCAGTTCTTGCCGTGCTTACAAGCGAGGGCGACACGTTTAGCACAATCTCCGAAACTTTTAAGCGAGACTTTGAGGCAATCGTTGATATGGTTAACCAGTACAAAGCCGACCTTGCCACTGTTGATATTGAGGTTATCGGTGGCGAAAGCAAATCTGGCAGACACTATATCGGTTGCAAGATGAATTAACCAGTTCCATTCTTGACATAATTCCTCCCACAAAAGGGCGGCGGCTTGAAAACCGCCGCCCTTTTGAAATATATGAAAGCGAGTAAAAGATGAAAAAGAACAAACTGTATCTAGAATCTGGATACCTGAACATGGATTATATTATGGCTCTGAAAACACCCTATATTATGGTTGTCGGCGGACGTGCCACCGGTAAAACATACGGTGCATTAAAATATGTACTTGAGCACCGGATCACTTTCATGCTCATGCGCCGCACACAAACCGCCATTGACCTTGTCAATAAACCAGAGTTCAGCCCCATCAAGCCGGTCTGTGAAGATATGGGCTTGAGCATCAAACCTTTTCCGATCTCCAAAGGTAGCAGTGCTTTTTACGATGTGGATGAAGAGGGCAAATGCACCGGCGGCCTGCCGTATGGTTACACCTGCGCACTGTCCACAATCTCCAATATGCGCGGTTTTAGCGCAGAGGATTGCAAAATCTGTATTTATGATGAATTCATCCCCGAAAAACACGAACGTCCGCTAAAAAATGAAGCTGCGGCATTTTACAACGCTTATGAAACTATCAACCGAAATAGAGAATTAAAAGGCGAACCGCCCCTTAAAATGCTGTGTCTTGCCAATGCAAACGATATTGCAAACCCGCTATTTTTGGATATGGGGCTTGTAGCACGTGCGCAGCGGATGATTGATACCAAAACAGAGATGTGGCAAGATAATGAGCGTGGTATTACATTGATTATGCTCCAGCACTCCCCGATCTCTGCGGAAAAAGCAAATACTGCACTATACCGGCTTACAAAAAATACATTGTATAGCGCAATGGCGCTGGATAATGATTTCAGGCAAGAGTATAGCCGGATCACCCCTCAAAAAATCATTGAGTATAAGCCGGTGTGCGTTGTGGGTGAGCTGGAAATCTACCAACACAAATCCCGCGATCAATATTATGTAACAACCCACAAATCGGGCGTTTGCCCAACCTATAAGAGCACAGAGCGCGGGATTCAGATGTTTAACGCGCACTTTTCATGGTTTAGGCTCACATACTATTTAAGCAATACCGTGTTATTTGAGTCTCCTATCTGTGAAGTTTTACTAGATAAGTATTTTCGGGAAGGTGCGAAAATCTCAAGTCGAAAAGCATAAAAACAGCCCCTGCCGTATTGGCAGGGGCTGTTGCTGTTAAGAAATGTTAGGGCGCAAAACCTTGATAGCAGTCATGCCGTCATGATTCTTCCACCGCGGGAAATCCATGGGAGTGCCGTCCATGTTGCGGATCCGGTCAAGCATTACCGGGGAGTTGCCCGGCTGGAATCCCGATACCTGCACAGTATACGCATAGGATGCAGGACGCTTGCAATACAGAATAATGGCATTGCCGTCATTGACATAATACAGTTTGTCTGTGTTGCTGACAACATCCCATGTAACTTTTTTGTCTGCCCCGGTCATTGCTTTGTAAATCGACAGATTAAGTTTGCGGTTATCAACTGCACTGATTGCAAATAGGCCACCGGTTGCGGGGTTGTTGGAAATATAGATGGTATAGTCTACATCATTGATGTCACAGATACGGATGCATCCCTGGGAGTTGATGCCCTCGGTCGGAATAGGCAGATAAGCAAAAGCCTTGTACTGTTCGGGATCGCCGGTCTCCGATTGCCCTGCGACTGTGTACTGTGTCTGATCTGTAATTGACAGGTCAATGCACCGATGCTCTCCGGCCTTGCAAATATACTGGTTATTGCCGCTAAAAATATATTCGCGCTTGGTATAGATATACGCATTATTGATCTTGCACATCATGGCAGTGACGGGGTACTTGCCGATTGTCTGCACCGTGGTGGATACTTTGGAACTGCGGTTAATGATGCCCCCGTCAACGGTTAACTGCGGGCTGGGACTTGTGCCAATCAGTGCAATTGCTGCGTTGCCATTTCCGGTGGTTGCCGTGTCGTCATTGATCGTATAAATCAGGTTGCTGATATATGCGGCAGCCTTGCCCGGCCCGTCAAATACAATGCCCCTGCGGCAGGTATCAAGATACAGGTTGGTAATATGCACATCATTGTTTGTGACTTTAAGGCCGTTGGTATCCTCCCACCAAGTATTTGCGTCAACTCCACCGGCGCCGCCGGAGGGGATACCGTTATAGGTGATCCAGTTACAGCCAAACACATTAGTCCGACAGTCAAAACCGGTCTGGCATACCATTGCTAGCAGGTTATTGCAATCGCAATCCGGCGACTTGTCGCCCCAATAAAACGCAACGTTACCGGCAACACGCTCTGCCGGGTGGACATCGCTAAAGCCCCATACCGAAACATTATCCATATAGCAGTACCGGCTTAACGTGCTGGTACTGGGCTGTAAGTACACACCATAGGATTTTACACTGCCGATACTGACATTTGCGATATAGTTATCGGTGTAGTTGTCGGTCGTAAACACAATACCGCCGATCATGCCGTTGCAAATAATATCAAGATTTGCGATAACAACGTTTCCATCCACATCATTACCGGATACGGTAAGCACTCCAAGGCTGCCAAATGCAGTAGGGTTGCCGGTATACTTCAAAATTGTGTCACTACTGCCGCGTGCAGGGTCGCGGGACGCGCTTGCACCGTACAAGCTATGTTTGAGCTGCACCGGGGCGCTAATCTTGTATGTGCCAATAGGGACAGACAGCGGGAATTGTTTGGTATAGGTGTTTAAGGTTGCTGTGATGTCGTCCGTGCCGTCCTTTTTGAGCTTTTGAAACTCCTCGATGCTACGCGGGGAAGGCTTGATACTGTCGGGAATTTTGCCGGTGCGGCTAACCAAAAAATCTGTGTCACGGTTAGCTACTCGGATGTTGACGACAGCATAATTGTCATCAATATTGGTGGTGTGAAGCGAACTAAAGTTTGGTACACCATAGATATCTAGGGGTGTATTTCTGCTGCTGCTGCCCACTGTAATGGCATAATTTGTTGCCGTTAGTACAGACATATCGTTTTGCCGGATGCCAAAAGCACCACCGGAATTTAAGCGCAAAGTTCCGTCAACCGTCTGATTAAAGTTTCCGCTGACCGTCTGCGCAAGGTCCCCGGTGGTGTCCTTATCAATCTTGTTAGGCAGTGCTGTGTTAATAGCCGTAACGTCATTTTGCAGCGTGCTCACAGCATGCGCCAAATTGGCAAGTCTTGCATCAATCGTGGTTTTTGCCGTGTTGTTGGTGCCGTACTCGGTGCCGCGTGTAATTGCGGTGGTGCAGACATATAGGGTATTATTGAGCCATACAAGGTCGCCGTTTGCCCGGTCTGCGCTTGCCGTGGTTTTGAGTCCCTCATCTGCTGCCGCGATTGCCAATTTGACCGTGCTCCATAGCTCGGAAAAATTGCCAATCTTTGTCCAGTAGTCGGTGTTGTCGATTTCCACGCCGACCGGCACCGGCTGCACGCTTAAATAGCCGTCTCCGTTGGTATCAAGCACAACCTGATTTTTAGGGTACTGCCGCGTAATATCCCATTGCAGCGGGTTTGCATAGGTAATGCTATTGAGCGAGATAAAATCCGCAATAGCTGCATCCTGCTTTTTGAGCGTCTCCAAAATCCAGTCAAGATTTAGCTCGTGGAAATTGGTATAAGGCCATCTGGTATCAAACATGCTATAATCTCCTTAATATACAAGCAGCAAAAATTGTTGCTTAAACTTGTCAATCAGATACTCGTACATATTCCAATCGGCAACCCGGCGTTCTTCTTCAATCATCTGCTGTGATGTGGTCACGCCGATATTGCCATGTACCCGCCCTGTGTGTTTTAACTCTTCGTTGCTGTTGCCTTCGCTGTTTCCGATTTGCGTACTCTCGTTATTGCTGTCGTTGTCATTTTGACCACTGGTAACAAGGTTTCCGCTATCAAAACCTGCGGCCTTGCTGATATCGGTACTATGATTTTTGCCGGTGCCAACGTCCTTACTCTGTACTTTGCTGTTGGTTTTGTTGTTGTCTGTCCAGTCCTCTTTTCTATCATAGTTTTCAATCGGATTGTATTCCAGCTTCGTTGTGTTCCACATCTTACTCCAACTGTCCAGATGTGCGCTTGACCAAATGCCAATAACAGAGCGCATAGTTGCGGGGTTTGAAAACAGCACTTCCATTTCTGCCGTTTCCATCAGCAGATTGTTAATGTATAACTGTTTATCCATGCCCTCCGGCAATACCAACTCGTTAAAAATTGTGTTGTCGTACTGGTACAGCCCTAACAGTGACAAGGTTGCTTTACTCATCTTCACCGCCCTCACTTTCCGCGCTGATCTGCGGCTTGTTGCGCCACTCCACGCCAAGTTTGATGCCAAACATTTTGTTAGTTTGGGCAAAACTCTTTTGCAGCTGATCAAGCCACAAATCCGCTTTGCTGGTTACTTCCACATTATTGGCGTTCACCTCATCGCTGATAAGACGTTCTTTTTTGTCTGTGTTGGCGTTAGGGATGCCGACATCTGTATCAAACATCATTTCCCATTTGCGCAGATCCGCCAGTGCATCGCCCGCAATATAGTTTTGCCCGACATTCTGCTGAAAAGGTATCCAAGAGGGGTTGCCGCTCTGCACGTCATACAATGCTGTATCCACAAATGTTGCAGGCTCGCCGCTTGCAACCCGGTCAAACAGTTTCTTTTGACTTTCGGCAGTATTTTTATTTTTGCCAAAAAACACATAGGATAGACGGCTGTTGACAAGGTTTACTCCGGCGGTTTCGGCTGTTAAGGCCATCATATCGGCGTAAAACCCAACCAAATCCATGACGCTGCCATAATCAGGTTGCAGCTTGATTAGTGTGCATTGCGTGCCAATATCCAGACTGCGCAAACCTCTAAGCAAGGGATTTGTGACAAGGGCGCGTTTGGGCTGGTAAAAAATGTTGTACCCATCAAGCCCGCACTGCTGCGGGATAACTCCGTACTTGTCAGTGTTGAGTACGGCAATATAGCCGATGCCGTACAAAACATACAAAAAATAGTCTCTGTCCCACGTTTCCGGCAAATCCCACTTAAATACAGACATTGCTTTTTGCAGCAAGTAGCGGGCAAAAAAGCGTTGCAGCTCTGTGTTTTTGGTGTGTACCGTGCTAGGGCTGTGCTGACTTACTTCTGCGTTGATGTAATCGTACATATAAGGCGCGGCCTGCATTATTTGCACCCCCTTGCCATTTTAAGCAATAGCCATACCGGGATTGCTTTTTTCCCGGGCGTGGGCGGCTCTGGGCCGGGGCCGGGCGGATTGTCTGCACTCCACGTTACATCATACTTACCAACCGCGTTTGGGATGCCCAAAATCTGGGATGGATCTTGACGGTATCGGGTAGAGCGACCGCCTACCCAATATTCCCAATGGGTATGCACACCGGTTGCATTGCCGGTCTGACCCTGTGTGCCGATCAAATCGCCCGCTTTGAGCACCTCTCCGACCTTATGTGTCTGTGCCTTAAAATGTGCAGCCAGCCAATAACGCTTATTGCCCATATCAACCACTATATAGTTGCCCCAACTGTCGTTACCGGTTTTGCCGCCTTGCCAAGTGTGCGCAATGACAATTGTACCGGCCTGCGGCGCAAACGCCAAAAAATCAGTTGGATGCTTGGTGTCAATGCCGCCGTGATGTGATCCATCCGAATAATACGGATATGCTGCGGTCACTGTGATTGTGCTTTCATCTGTGATACATTGTGGATAGCTTGCCATATAATTTCACCTCACTCATAAAAAAACCCATCTGACATAAAATTATTAACAGCGCCAATTTCCGTACTGGTTGCGGGCGCGTTAAAATCTGGATTGTAAACCTGCACATAACCGTATAAGTTGCCGATTTTAACAGATTTACAGAGCGGTCTCCCTCGCCGCTCTTTGTCAGTTTCAACTAGCGGCATAAATGTTGCATATAGTTGTGGGGGATTCTGCCGCCACGTCATGCACCCCTGTGCGCCGCGTGTTTCTACTTCCGCGTTGGCACTTTGCAGCGCATCACCCACGCCGCTTACAATATTGCTTGCAGTCGTGCCGATAACATCACCCATTGACTTATCAGGGTTAAGCCAATTTTTCACATCGCTAAATAAGCCCCTCATAAAAGCCCCGCCCACGGCAATACCCGTATTTACGGCATTGCTTCCCGGTGTTGTGGGCGCCATCGAAATCTGCGTAATAGTTAATGGGATGCCGATCTGTGCAGTGCTAGTGCGGATAACGTGATTATGTTCAGGATCTGTGCATATACGCAAAATCGCAAAACCGGTATACTGATCAATCTGATAATGTAAATATAGACGTGATACATTAACAATTTTGGTGCTGTCTAGCGGTATATCGCCAAAGGGTGGTACATTGATATTGTATCTACTGTAAGGCTCCAAGTTAATCCAACTTCCCAGGTCGGCTGCCTGCGGATGTTTCGGGATTTGCAACTCTGTGTACACGTCTTTTTTTGCATACTCCCCCAGCAGCGGATAAGCTTGTACACCTTCCATTTCCCACCAGCCAAACGGTAATGGGGTGGTTGCGCTATCTGTGCTATAATTCAGCGCAAACGGAAAATATAACAGACTTGAAACATATTGTGTCGGATTAAAAAGCGCTTTTGCAAGACTGTCTGATATTTCTTCTGCCTGCAAATTAAGGTAGTCAACAGAGCCCAAAAGCTTGTTCGCAAGAATCTGCATGTTCTGGAGGTCAAGTCTCCAATATTTCAAAAAACCGCTTCCATAACCGCCTTTTGAGCTAATGGCTATACAATAATCGCCATTGTCCCATGCTCTGTTAGGCGCGAATGGATTATTTGCGGTTGTAACTTCGCGCGAAACTTGCACGTTTGTTGGATACAGCGAATCAACAATACTACCATCATAAGCACTAGCCGAACGTGTTACATATTCTACGCTATCCGCAATATTTGTGCGCCACGTTGCAAGCACATCAACAGACATGCTTGCATACCACATGCCCGCCGTCCAAGTCCAGTTGTCGATAAAATAAAATCTGCCAAAATCTGGAATATATGCATAGTTCCACGCGTGAGGGCTTTCCGTCTGCCCAAACGCCACAAAACCAATTTCCGGCGCTAACATGCTGCATGATTCACGCAACTGACCTTGCACGCCTTTTGACGTTCCGGCGGGGCGGGCGGTACTGTTCAATTTTTTGGCAAATTGATATAGCGTAATATTCACGCTCTTTCACCTCTTTCAAAAATACCCCGTGCCATAACTGACACGGGGCTATTATTAAGAGTTAGTCAAGCAGCAGCACAACGGCCTTTTCGGTGTTGTCCTGGATAGTCTTGATGGTTGCATGCTCCGCGGTGTTCCAATAGCCGCCGTCAATGTTGAGCGGGGTGGTCGCGCTCCACTTGTTGGTGTAGCAATAGCCCAGCGCGTCACGGTCGTGCATGATGCCGAAAATACCGGCCTGCTCCACGGCCTTGGATGCCTTTTTGACTGCACCGGCGGTGCTGGTGTATACTGGCGTGATGTTCACGCTGTCGGGGGTTTCGATAGACTGCCAGAAATTGACGCCCTCAAACTTGGCAAGCTTGAGATAATCGTCATGAAACGTGGTAGACAGTGCCATGGTGCGCATCTGCTCATATGCCTTACTGTACAGAGCCACGCGAAGGTCACTACCACGGGTGTGGCGGAGAACGGGCTTTGCGTTAATAACGGTCTGGTAGAGCTGACTGCGCTCGCCCATAAAACGGGCAATCACGTTCAGACGGGCATACACCCAACGCATAAAGGGCGCAAAATTATCGGGCTGGTATACGCTCTGCGCCGACAGGCTCAAGCCGGTTTCAGCGTTGTACTCGGACAACAGGTGGACAACGCGGGACTTCTGGCCCTCGTCAAGGATTGCCGCGATAAAGTTCGCCTGCATACCGCGAGCAACCGCTTCACGATAGGATTCTTTATCGTTATTGCGCTCCGTCATGTTCATGGCGTTAAAACGCATAAATTCATCGGCAGAAGACATTGCCACATCAAACTGGTCTTTAAACGTGGTGTAGCGCTGCTGGTAAACTGCCGTGCCGTAAAAGTTGGTCTGCAAGACTTCCTGCTTGCTAATCTTGTACATGTCAACACTTTCGCCATTACCCAGAGCGTTTGCCTTATGATTAGTTGCATCATAGGCAACGGGCCAGATAAAACGCTGGTCGTCCTGCATCTTTGCGGCAATGGGACTAATCTTGCGCAGCGCGTTGCCGTAACGGGTCAAATCCATTTCAAGACTGGTTAGAGGGCTGGAATAATCGCGCACTGCGTAAATGGAGCTGCTCCAAATCTGCGACAGTGCGTTAATAATGGGGTCATACCCGGTTTTAAGAGCGGTCTGGGCAACCGAAACAAACTGCTCCGGCGTGTCAATGCTGGTAATTACTTTCTGCCCGGTTGCCTGTTCAACGGCCTCACCAAGGATGGTTGCGGCCTGGGAAATAGTCATATCATTCATTGCTTGTCACCTCACTATTTCAAAAAATAGGAATCATCACCGCTATTGATGTCACCGTATTCAATCACACTAATTCTGACACCGTTCACGTTAGCCGACTCATTGCGAACGGTTAAGCGATTCAATCCTTTTCCCGTATTTTTCGATTGGAAATCATATTCCACAACCATATTACCCGGTTGGGAAAAAAACTGATCATCTTTAAATGCAGTCCCTGGGGTCATTTGAAAACTAAAAGCGCTCTTTATCAAAATTTTTCTAACAGGTTTTTCAAAAAGAAAAGTAAACATAGCGCCTTGTTCAGCTGGTAATACATAAGAGTAAAACTGTCGCGCCATTACTTATCCCCACCCCTCGGCATAATGATATTTGCGAGCACATCTTCTGCGGTCTGCGGCTTTGGCTGTTCAGTCGCCGCAATGTTCATGGTTTTAATTTGAGCGCCCAATGCATTGATAGCCGCAATAATGCCGTTTGCATCCTCAACGGGTGCAGCGGGGGCAGCGGGCGCGGCAGGGGCAGCGGGTGCGGCGGGGGCAGCGGGCGTTGCAGGGGCAGCGGGTGCGGCGTTGTCAAAAGTGACAAGCTTTGCAAGGTCGTCTTTGGTATAACCTGCACGGCACAGAGCAATAATATCATCAATAGTCATGTATATTACACCTCTTTCAATACGGTTGTTTTGGTTTGGTCGTTGATAAGTTTGACAAGTGTGTCTTTGTCGCCTGCCGTCATGGGGCCGCATACAGCGTTTTGATTGTAATTGTGGGTGTATTCGCTGTAATAGCCAATACCCAATTGCTTGCATTTGCTGTATACAATCCACGCCTGTGCGCTAGTAATGTCGGCATACATTACAACATACATCATGCATCACCGTCCTGTTTGCTCATGTGCTCGCAGAGTTTTACGATGGCAGCGGTGTTTTCTTTGATCGTGGTGTTACTCTGCCACCACATAAGCAAAAATGCTGCAATCGGAAAACCAACCTGCTGGATGATAGTGATAATCTCTTCCATGGTTTACACCTCACTTTCAGGGGACGGAAATACAAAAAGCGGGAAAAGACTCTTGACCCGCTACAAGGTCGTGCGCCGGATTCCGTCCGTATAGCTTGCGCATCTTTTCCCGCTTTCATAATATCATATTAAGTTATTGATGTCAAGTGCCGTGATCCGAAATCAAGATAAACCTCGTTGTATGATAATTTCCGCGACCACCCACCAAACCCATAATCATGTTCGTGGTATTCATACGAGATTTTGACATTCTCTTCCCGCGCAATCAAATACAGATACTCTTCAATTTGATTCAAGGCCCCGCGATTCCATTGTAAAGTGCCAGCATCGCACTCGCCCCTCTTAAGCTGTTCCTTGTTGAGAGCGACTAGCTCGGATCTGCGGTTGTACTCTGCTGCAAGCCGACATAATAATTTGTCCATCGTCATAATATATTCCCCCGTTACAAGTAAAATTTCCACTCCATGTTCGGATTGACTAGCACGATTTCAAACTCATGTTTTGCAAGTGTGTAAGGCAAGTCACCATATTCACCGGTGTAAATACAACGGTCTTTATCATACACGCGAATACTTGTTTTAGACTGCATTGACAGGCATGCACGGTAAAAGTCACGGATTGTCATTGCCAAACATCCCCTTTATATACTCATCTGCCCATACGGCAAAATCATTATTACATTCGTTGCGTTTATCCTCATTGATAAGGTGCTTTGTTCTGCGTGCCATTGCGCACACGGGCAAGTGGTCACATGTTGCGCATGATTCATTCACACCGCAATTACACAAAAGGTCATTGATTGCACGCTCAAGCGCGGTGCGCTTTGCTGTGTAGGTTGTCATTTGTAGACCACCTCCTCCTGTATGGACTCATCAGAAATGCCCATAAAGGACATATAATCTTTTGTCGCAATCAATGCTTCCCTAGTGCTCATGCCCACATATACCTGCACATGATTAAGCATATCAATTACAAAAATCACCGCTGCATCTCTAATAATCATTTCAAATTCTCCCTTTCTGTGTCGGTATGTCATATAGCGATAAGTACCCTTATAGTACAATTATAGTATAGCACAGAGCGCCTTTCAGGTACATGTACTATATAACCATACTATGCACAATTGTATCATTCTTATAACTAGCAATTGTTACTATGTACACCGGCACGCACGCACTGCCCTGCTTGCAGGTGTGCGCACGCACTTCGGACATGTGTTCGCAGGACATGTACAAGCAACTGTTCAGAAATCTGTAACGGTGGGAACTGGAATATTACAGAATTCTGTATATAGTACGC